TGACGAAAAAAAATAACTGGGCGTGATTCACTAACTTTCAGTATCGCTGCGTTAAGCGTCGAAACTGGTATCGCGCCCAAGGAGTTTTTAGAAATGGACCCGGAGATGTTTGCAGCCATTATCCAGGTATTAAGAGATAGAGCTAAGGAGATCAAAAATGCCAGTAAACGTATCCGGCGTTAAACAACTCCAAAAAGCGATGCGCGACGTAGATCCGCAACTCAATAAAGAAATGTCTAAAAATATTAAATTTCAAATGCTTATTGTCCGTAACAAAGCCCGGGGTTATTTACCGGGCCAAAGTGAAGTATTAAGTGGCTGGGCTAGACCTACCGCCTCTACTGGCACTATTGGGTATAGGCCATTTCCACCATACGACTATGCAACAGCTAGAGATGGCATAGTTTATTCTGCAGGCAAAAATAAGCGTAATAGATCAGGATTTAGCGCAGCCTTTTATGTAGCTAATACCAAGGCTCCTGGAATGATATTTGAATGGGCCGGTCGCCTAAAGCAACCTTCCGGACCTGGATCTATAAACCCTAACGCACCTGAGCAGTTTAATTCCGCTGCTGAAATGTTAGGTACTATGAAAGGCCAAGGTAAACAAAGGGGCCGAGTGGTTTACAGAGCCTGGGATGAAACTAAGAATACTGTTATACCGGCTGTCGTAAATGCCATCGAAACCGTAGCTGTGCAGTTCAAAAAAGACACCGAAATTAAGAAGGTAGCGTAATGGCGAATATTGTCGTATCGGCGGTCAGTACCTTCGATAACAAGGGACTTAAAAAAGGACAGAAAGAAGTCAGCAAGTTTGAAAAGCAAGTAAAGAGCTTCGCTAAAGTATTTGCTGCTGCTTTCAGTGTTAGAGCATTAACTAACTACAGCAAGAAAGCGGTCCAGGCATTTGCAGCCGATGAGAAAGCGGCCAAATCGCTAGAGGTTCAATTAAAAAATACCGGGTACCAATTTAGCGCGCCGGCTGTAGAAAATTATATTGCGAACTTACAGAAAACTACCGGCGTGCTGGATGACCAGTTAAGGCCGGCCTTTCAACAACTTTTGACGGTAACTGGATCAATCACTAAAAGCCAGGATGCATTAAGTACTGCGTTAAACGTAAGCGCAGCCACCGGTAAATCTTTAACAACTGTTACGACAGCCTTAGCACGTGGTTATGCCGGTAACACGACAGGCCTTAGCCGATTAGGTGCTGGCCTAGATAAGACCTTACTCAAATCCGGCGACATGAATAAAATCATGGCCGAACTTAATAAAAAGTTCTCAGGCCAAGCAGCAGCTAGGTTAGGAACTTACGCAGGTAAAATGGATCTATTGGCTGTCGCTTCGGCAGATGCCCAAGAAATCATAGGTAAAGGGTTATTAGACGCTTTAACTCTTTTAAGCGATGATAACACCGTAGAAAGTTTAGCTACAAATATGGAGGACTTTGCTACGGCTACCGCCGAAGTTATATTAGGATTAGCGCAAGTAATTAAAAAACTAAAAGAAATTACAACAATACCGGGCGTAGATGGATCGATATTGAGAAATTTGCCTTATATTGGACCAGTTATTCGAGGAACTGAAGCTTTAAGAGCAGCAGGTCGCCAGCCATCAGATCGCGGTGGACAAGAAAGAACCGCCTCAAGAATATTTGTGCAACAAGTTAAACAAGAAAAAAGAGTGGCAGATCAATTAGCCCGGGCCAGGGCCGAGGAATTACGATTGATTGCAGCTAAAAATGCTATTGAAAACAAGAACGTTAAAGAACTAGAAAAAAGATTTGATCTAGAAAGAATAGGATTAACGGCTGCGTTAAATAGCGCAACTGACGAAGAAACTAAATTACGTATTCAGGCTCAATTAGCCATTTTAGACAATAACGAAGCCTTAGCTAAAAAAATAATAGCTGAACTAGAGGCAACCGAGGCGTTAAGAAAACTAGCCGAACAGGCCAGATTAGCCGGAATGTCTTTAGAGGATTTTGCATTATTTAGAGTTAAAACTTTAAATACCAAAATCGATGATTATTTACAAAATACGGCTTTACAAATGGTCCAGGCTTTAAACGCTCAGATTGCTGCCTTTATAAGTTCACTTGGAGGAGTAACTGGTATTGAAACCGGAATAACTTCTAACGTGCCGAGTGGTGGAGTCAGTGGCTTTGCCGGCACATTTGATCCTGCTCGGGTTCGAATGGGCGAGGAACGATCTATGGCTGATTTAAAAATCACAGTAGACACCGCCCAGACCGGTGATCGATTTGCTCAACTTGTAGCTGAAAGTATCCAAATAGCTACCAAGTCTGGGATTTCATACGGTATAGCCGGCGGTCTATAATGGCAGTTCCTACCGTAAACGCAATTATCAACTTTTCAACTGGTCCGGCCTTTGCTCAGGCGATGATTCTGGACCAAGGAATATTAGGTACTAACGTATTAGCAGATTCGGCAGCCGTGATTGTAGACGTATCTAATCAAATTAACCGGATCGAAACCAAGCGAGGACGTAACGCCTTAATCGACGAATTCCAGACTGGTACTTTAACCCTTCGTATTGTTGATCAGAATGGGGACTTCAATCCCCAGAACCCAGCCAGTCCCTATTTTGAACTTTTAACACCTATGAAAAAGGTTCAAATTACAGCTACATACGCAGGGGTTACTTACCCTATATTTTCAGGATTTATTACCAGCTACGTTACGACTTATCCGAAAGAGGCTGAGGAGGTAGCGTATACAACAATACAGGCCGTAGATGCCTTTAGATTGGCCTATAACGCACAAATCAACACGGTTACAGGTACCAGTGCCGGCCAACTATCTGGGGCGCGTGTAAACGCTATATTGGACGAAATCGACTGGCCGATCAGTATGCGCGACATAGATGCCGGGCTTACCACTCTTCAGGCAGACCCTGGGACTAACCGAACAGCCTTACAAGCCCTTACTACCGTAGCCCAGTCTGAATATGGGGCCGTATACGTAGACGCAACCGGATCATTTGTATTTCAAGATCGAAACGTAACTGCCAGCTCTATTGGTGGTACTCCTACTTTATTCGCTGATGACGGTACTGGAATTCCTTATATGGATGCAGCCTGGACCCTTAACGACGTATTAATTTTTAACAAAGCCACAATTACCCGGGCTGGCGGTTCTGCTCAAGTAGCCACAAATCAGGCTTCGATTGATAAATATTTCTTACATTCGTACTTTCTGGATAACTTATTGATGCAAACCGACGCGGTGGCTTTGGATTATGCCCAGGCTTATGTAGCTAGTCGGGCCGAAACTTCTATACGGTGCGATGCCATAGTCCTGGATTTGTATACACCTAATTACAATGCCGGCATAATTGCAGCCCTAGATTTGGATTTTTTTGATCCTATTACAGTAATAACTACACAGCCCGGCGGATCAACCCTAGAAAAAACCTTACAGATTTTCGGCGTAGCGATGGCCATAACGCCGAATAGTTTCAAGACCACTTTCACGACGCTCGAGCCAGTCATCGACGCGCTGATTTTGGATAACAACATATACGGCCGACTCGACTACAATGTACTTAGCTATTAAGGAGCAATTATGGCAGCAGGTTTAGGTTTTAAGACCTTTACGACTGGCGAAGTTTTAACCGCCGGCGACGTAAACGGTTATTTAATGCAGGGCATTTTAGTATTTGCCAGTACGGCAGCTAGAGATGCAGCTATTACTGCACCACAAGAAGGACAATTTGCATTTACAAAAGACACCAATGGCTTGTGGTATTACGATGGAGCAGCCTGGGTCGCATCAGGTGCTACCGGCGATATTGAAGGCGTAACTGCTGGAGTCGGTATTTCAGGTGGTGGTACTTCCGGGACCGTAACAATCACAAATTCGATGGCCACGGCAATTGATGCTAAAGGCGATTTAGTACCAGGAACAGGAGCAGATACTTTTGCCAGGCTTGCAGTCGGTGCTAACGATACAGTCCTGACAGCCGATTCCACTACGGCTACTGGATTGAAATGGGCTACACCTGCTGGCGGTGGTTTGGATTTATTATCCACGACTACAATGACTAGTAGTACATTAACAATCTCATCAATAAGTCAAGATTACGATCAATTAGTGATTGTAATAAATAACGCATATTTTAGTAGTGGTTCAAATGGTTTTTATTTTCAATTAAGATGTAATTCCGATACTGGCAGCAATTACAACTGGGGCAGGACTATCAATACCTCGGGCGGTTCATATAATGGCGGTGCAGCAATTGGCCAAACTTCTATCCAAATTGCACAGCAAGGCGATTCATCAACTACCAACGATAGAATAGGAATGTACATTATTATTCCAAATTACAAAGACACCACTCCAAGAATTATTAGAACTACATCAATGAGTAAAGTAAATGATCCAACTTTTTATGATTTATGCGCTACTTATACCGGTTCTTCTGCAATAGATAGTCTTACATTCTTCACAGGTACTGGAACAATGACTGCTGGCACAATTAAAGTATATGGAGTTAAATAATATGACTAGACCTACAATAAAAATACACAATATTGAGACAGATGAAATTATTGAAAGAGAAATGAATAATGATGAGTTTGCCCAATATGAAATAGACCAAGCAAAAGCATTAGAAGAAAAAGCCGAAGCGGAAGCAAAAGCACAGGCAAAGGCTGATTTGTTGGTTAAATTAGGCATAACTGAGGACGAAGCAAAGTTACTGCTTAGCTAATGATTTTAACAAGTCATAACGGCTGGCGCGCCTCGAAAGACCCGGACGAAATAGCTATTAAAAGTTACACCGTACCTGGGACAAAGACTAAACTGCGCTGCGCCGAGGCCGTTGCACCATTGTTGATCGGCTTCGCTGCTGAGTTTCACGAATTAATAGAACCTATCGATCAAGGACCCTTGGATGATTGGGGCTACGCATTTAGGCAGATTCGTGGATCAACAGACAAGTTAAGCAATCACGCGTCCGGCACGGCCATAGACCTAAACGCACCTAAACACGCGCTTGGGTTAGTCGGTACCTTTCCACCTGAGAAAGTACCAATGATCCGGGCCTTAGCTAAAAAGTATGGGCTGAGATGGGGCGGTGATTACCTAAACAGAAAAGATG